TCTCCCAAAAGCGTTGTTGCAATTCGCACCAAGTAGGAAAAGTAGATTCCGAACACCATCGTTCATAACCTAAATCTTTAATAATCTGCATAAGAAGAGATCTCCTCTTCTCAAAAACATTCCTACCATAGAACCAATATTCACTTACGGCCGACGCCACGACCGCGACACACTGTTCCTCCTCACTAATAGATTTGGATCTAACCCAAGTCATAAGTGATTTCTCAATAGAGTCATGTTCTAAAGGACACAAAAATGCCTTGACATCGGAATCCCAACGCCAAGATCGCTTCAAAAATGAAACATTATCTATATGAATAAAAGGCACACTCTTAGCTGTTTTCTCGGCCATGGTGTATACTACACCAACCTTAGCTAATTGATCACGAATAGCAGTGTGATGGAAAAAAGAAATCTTTTTAGATACACCCATAACATTATCATCACCGTATGTCATTAAAGAGACATTTTCTTTAAAATCAACACAAGTTTTCTTAGGATTAGCTTCATAATATGCATACCGCATATATAAAGAATTAGCTAAACCATTAATAATAACAGTCAATGGGTGACCAGAAGGATTACTTCCAAAAAATTCCATCAAATCCCCATTAAAATCAACCCAAGGAAAAGCAGTATCAAGCTTAATTCCATGTTGGGTACGAATATCATCATCAGTAAATTTACCAGAATACTCATTGAGCTCAATCATAATTTCAAAAGCTGCCTGAATAATTGTGCAATCATAGATTTGTCAAAACCTTTAAAATCACCAGCAACCATACGATCAGTACCATGTTGAGTTAAATATTGATACATAAGAGTCCACTTATACGATTGACATGTTGTACCTGGACCAGATTCAAAAATGAAAGAATTATTCTGAATTAAACGAATCATGGTGAGAAAATGCTTTCTCACAACGATCGTCCAATCAGCAGGCGCAGCAGTAAAAACACGTGTTTTACCAACTTCTATTTTAGCAAAAGAAGTGGCCTCATCCTTAAGAGTAGCTCTAAAAATAGGATGACATCGTTTACCTAATCGATAATTCTCCTCAATTTGAGCAATACGTTCCATAACAGATTGTTCAAAAACAACAGGATCTGCAGCAGTAGATGTTGCAGCTATTGATTTAAGGTGATATTTCTTACCATGACACCATGGAAATCCCATACTACTGTTACGATTGATACCATCAATAAAGGCTACACCAGCAGCTCCATTTATAGCAGTAAAATTGTCCAAAACATTAAGTTCTTCAGTAAAA